ACTAAAGAAGTCTACCCAATCCTCTGCACTTACGGGGTTACGCCGTCTAATAAGTGAGAAGAACCTTTCCTTAACTTCGGAAAGAAGCTCAGCGTCTTGTCCACCGCCCGCAGGCTGGAGGTTGGTAACTGAGACAACACCAGACAATGATGTTGCTGACCTAGTAATAGTGTTAGCAGCTACGTTGGCACTCCTTCCACGGAATACGGACACAGCTCTAACTGTACCAGTCTCTTGGCCGGGTGGGATGACGAGACGGTTTAGCGTAACGAAAGCAATAGACTCACCACCAGTAAGATTCGAGTCAGTAGCAAACTGGTAGCCAGCAAACACATCAAACTGGTCATCTCGTGGAGAGATGGTAAATGTTATGTCGACAACTGCGCCAGAACCGGTGCGTCTCTGCGCTCCAAGGAAAGGCCCAATCCACTCGATAAGAACGGACTCTGGAAATTGGTTGGCAAACTGAAGCAGTTCACCTTGTGCAAATACTTGACCCTCAAGCAGAGCCGTAATTGGCGATCCTGCTGAAAAGTCATTGATAGTCGCGTTGGAAGCGTCGTAAACTCGTTGCGCCGCGGCCTGGACTAGTTCAGAGTCTGTCCTCGGGTCGAGCTCTACTGAAGGTAGTGGAGCGTATCCGGGCATCAGAAGGTTCCTTGATCAATGATAGGGAAATTAGCAACTTGCTGCGACAGCACCTCTTTAGTCAAAACGTCAGCAGATGACAGGTTGGCGTACTTCACAGTGAAAGTCTGTGTTGAGCCACCTTGATTAAACTTAGCGTTTGTAGAAAAAGAAGCAGGAGCGGCAAGAGCACTTGAACTTACAGAGTCGCCAAAGGTGACGCGTCCCATGAAGCTTTTGTTACCTGTGATTGGCACTCCACCAAAAGTTTGGTCAGTGGCAACAGTCACGTAGACGTTATCTACACCCGCAGATCCGCCTCTTTGAATATCTCCACTGTTGATAGGTGGATAATGCCAATCGAGATTTTGACCGTCAAAGTAAATATTTTGGGCGCCGTTCAGAAACTTTGAGGTAACTATGACTCCCGGCCCGAATGTCGTCTTTGCCATGAAGACAGCTATACAATGCTATTGATAGATTCTTACCCTAACGAAAAAGAAAAGAAAAAAGCCCTACCAGAAAAACTGGCAGGGCTATTTGAAATAAAATGGAATTAAGGCTTAGCCGAAGTTCCAATCATTGACAGTGAAGACGAGTTCGATTGTGCCCACGTCTCCGCTTTCGCGGTCCATTTCAGCGACAGTCAGCTGTTGAAGCTGGCAGCCATAAAGCTGATATGGAGTGTTGTTGGCTTCATCGCCATTGCAGCTGGTTGGCTGAACAGTGATGGTAATGAATTCGCAGTTGTAGTCCGACCAAACTTGCTCAATTGTATGAGCAAATGAAGGATCGTATGGAGCAGAGAGTGTTACGTCGTCTAGGCCACGGGGACCGACTACTTTATAGATACGGTTCCCGGTGCCGTTAGCGTATTGCCCAGTTTCCGCCGTGTCCACGATACCTGAGAACGTGGTCCAAATCGTCTCCAATCCGGAGATTGTGACGATAAAGGCTGACTTGGGGATTGGGGTGATGACTGGCATGGGGATTCCTCCTTAGTGTAAAAATAAGGTCGGAATCAAGCCAACACGTTGCTGATGAAGAAGCCGGAACCGTAGCGACCAGTTGCACCGAGTCCGGTGACGTTGGCGATACGCTCGACTGTAATTTCAGCGCGAACAACGCGGCGCTCACGGATGTAGTACTCAGGACGGACAGCAGGTGTGCCTGTCAGCTGATAGGTGTATGCGAATGCAGGAGTAGCAGCGGATGCGCCACCAGCAGGCATCACGGAGTCAGAAGCACTCAGTGGGCTGTAGAACAACAGGACAGCGTTCTCGGGGAACACAGGTGTCAGGGTGCCGTCATCGGCAAGTCTACGGCCTTCAGCCACGCGGATTCCACGCTCAAGACCGAAGTAGCGTGCAAGCACGTCGGTGTCGATGGAGTCAGCAGTGGTGAACTGGATGCGGTCAAGGATGGCTTCTGTGGTCAGAAGACGATCGAAGACAGCGGTTCCAAGAACACAGCTGTTAGGACGGATTCCGATCTGGTTAGCGACAGCGCGCTTCCAGGTCAGGACGTCAGTGATTGGGTTGGATGTTGCAGCAGCCCAGTCAGCAGGACCAGTCGTGATTCCACGAGCGGCAGCAGCGGCCTGATAAGCAGCCCAAGTAGCATAAGCAAGACCGGGCTCAGTAGCGGTCTGTGGCTCGTGGCTAGCAGTGGTCTGAACAACAGCGGCGGTAGACACCTCATAGGCGTTCATCAAACGGGACATCGCGTTGCGAGTCTCGATGGCGCGGAGGTCAACCTGTGCAGGACCTTCACCGGCGTTCTCGATCACTTCTTCGGGAAGTTCCCAAGCTAAGTCTCCTTCTGCAGAAGATGAGAGACGGGGTTGGGCTTACGCGAGTGCTGCCAATTCCCGTTACGGTTATATTATCAGCTGAAGCTGACGAGGACGTAGGACAAGCCGCCGACTTGAACTTGCTGACGCTCAACAGGTGTGGTAGCGTTCTGAGTCACAGCGCCGCCAGCACTGGAGGATTTGCCATTGGCATCCACCAGAAGGGCGTCGTTCTGGGCCTGAAGGTTAGCACCGTCAGCTTGCACAAGAAGCAAACCGGAGGTAGCGATAGTTCCCTGACGATTAAGGTCTGTTGCGAAACCAGAAGTTGCAAGGTTGAACTTCTGTTGGATCACGCCCCAGCATTCGCCGGCTGCAACCATCAAGGCTGCAGTTGCGGGTGCGGTGGGCGCAGCTGCGTTAATAGTCACCAGGTGGAACTGGGGAATCGCAGATGCGGGTGGAACGTAAGCTGTTTCGGCGAAGCGGATATACTGCTTGCCGTATACGGGAGTTGCCATTTTATACTCCTAAATCAGAGATAATGAGGTTTATAGGCCCTCAGTGAGGGTTTAACTTAGTTGTTGATTCAACTATGTGTTGTCAAGGTTTTACCCTTACCTGTACTCAATGAAGCACCGACAGTTAGTAAAACACATGCACTTTTGTCCAGGGGGAGGAAGTGAGCCAATTGCTGACCAACCCATGGCATCGTACATTATACAGTCTTCACAGCACTTTTTGTCAAGACGTGCGACACGCTTCATTTCTTTGAAGCCTGTTCTCCTTTTGCGACCCATCTCACCATAACTGTACCACCCATACACTGGAGTGACAAGGTAGTTAGATGTTCGAGTCTGTACTCCATTCCATGAAGCAGGGATGGAAGCACCGACAACGTTACCACTCATAAGACGTGTCGGCATTTCATCCAACATGTCTTGGTACACATCATCATTGACAAGATTCTTTGTACTCTTCTGAGCGTACTTTGATGGGGACTTGGGAGAAGACATTTCCACTGCTTCCTCAGGTGTTTCTTTGACTATGCGACCCTCTTTTAGAGCTGTCTCAATGTCATTGTAAAACTTCCACAGGTAGGGAAGAGCCTGAGTTGCCGTGGCAAAAGTAGAGTCGGTAAGCTTGGATTTCTTTTCGTCACCAAGCATCACACCAGCAAGAGCAGAGGTGATGGTGTCATCAGCCACTACTCTTTGGAACTCGTCAAAGCGCATACGATCGGTTTTGAATCTGTATACAAGACCGTCAGTACGATCTTGCATTTCACCTTCGAGTTTTTCGACGGCAGGAAACTCAGTGGCTAACTCTATCGCCTGCTCCGTAAAGCGAGACTTTCGTTTAGCCACCTGAGAAACGTAACTTAGAAGTTCCAACTCACTCAGCGGTAAAGAGGGATTTCTTCAGAGCTTCGGCATAGTCGATGCCTTCTTCCTTGCTCAGACGAAGTGCTCTCTCATGAGGATCGAGACTCTCGAGAGGAAGTGCTTCCTTGTCGTGAGCAGCGATTTCACTGTAGCTGACTTGTGCTGGCAGTTTGGAAAGGATTTCCATCAGCTTGGTTGCTGGTGATTCACCTTCACTGAACTCGAGAGTTCCGTACTCCAAACCTTCCATGTAGTCGACAAGCTCGTCACCGTCGATCACAGAAGGTGTCAGTTGACCGTGAGCATAGAGGCTCTCAGCAAACTCAACAAGTTGTGAGCGGTGAGCAGAGCGGACGGCGGCTTGCTTCTCACGAACGAGTTGTGCGTTGGCAGCTTCCAGTTCAGCTAAGCGGTTGCTGAGTTCAGAGAACTCTTCGCTTTCAGAGAACGCAGTGGTGAGAGGTGTAGTGCCACCTTTCTTACCAACGTACATCACGCGGACAGAAGGTTTCTTCACAGCAGCACCATTTCCAGGAGGACCACCAGCTGTGGTGACCATTCCGCGGTCATCTTCGCTTCCAGCTGGGGCTTTCCCTGTGAGCTTACGACCTTCTGATTGCTCTTTGGAGCGACCTGTGCCAGTCATGCGATCCTTAGCCTGAGCGCCGCCATCTGTGCCGGTTTGTGCCCGAGCATATGCGGTACCTTGACCTTCAGGACCAGTGGTGTCTCCACCAACACGGCGACCTGTCAGACCAGCTTCACCAGCTTCGCCCGTTTGAGCGCGACCAGATTGGTCATTGTATATGGTGTCAGGGCGACCCTTCATACCGTCTTCACCATGGACAAGAGTCTTGGTGGCTTTCACCTTAGTCTTCGACTTGTAGTTCTTGTCGTCAGGCTTACCAGGTTTCCGGTAACCTTCATGTCCAGGACGACCATCTTTGGACTCGTCATCACCATTAGGAAGCTCTGCGAAGGGCTCCTTGTGCTGTGACTCATCTTCCTCATAACGGATCTCAGATCCGTCAGCGGTAACCACGCCGGTGTCGCTTGTCACGAGTCCATCGGAACCGCGCTTCTTCACCGCACCCTTCTTGTTCATTGGGTCGAAAGTAGGCTCGCCATAGACACGCTCGTCATCACCTTCCATCTTCTCATTTCAGTCCATACAGAACACACACTTCTTAGTAGAACATTCCTCGTTCATAGGATCGAAAGTAGCCTCTTCGTAGTCGCCACTTTCGGTGACTGTTACGGCCTTCTTGTTCATTCCTTTCGTGCCAGACTTCTGCATGCCAGCGGGAAGATCTCCCTCTGAAGCAGGAAGATTAGACATTCCGTTTGCAGGAGGAGCCTTAAGATCCTTCATTTTGCCATCGTCTTCGATACGAGCGGCAAAGTCCATTGCATAGTCGAGACCAGCACGAACGCCTTGGGCGAATGACTCGCTGTCGTCTTCGTCTTCGGAGTACTCGACGTCACCGCCGATTTCCAAAGCTTCCACGTAAGCTGCAACAGCAGACTCGAAACCTTCACGGTACTCG